TGTCCACCGACTCCACACAGTTGATCAGCTCCCGATAGTTGACCTCGTTGCCGTAGTCCATGCTCAGCGACTGCATGCACAGGCCGACGTTGAACAGCCGGAAGCCCTGAACATTGCCGCGACGGAACACCAGGGGAACGTCCTGGTTCACGTAGCTCAGCGTATAGGTGGACTGCAGCACATCAGCCGGAGCCACATAGATCCCGGTCATAGTGAACTGGAGCCGGGAGATCTGGCCTAGCTCGCAGTTCAGCGACCAGGTGCCGCGGCAGCCCAGCAGAGCGTGCTGCACGCCGTCCACGTTGTAGCGGATTGCCACCGAAGTGTCGGCCACGCCGCCCACGTTTGAGATCGGCTTAAAGGCCACGTTGGCGGCGATGCTGTAGGCGCTGGAAGCCGCCGGCACGAAAGTAGCCGTGATCGGGTTGACCGTCGCCACGCGCGTGCTGCCCACGTAGCCCACGATCAGGCCCACGTGGCCGCTGCCGGTACCGCTGGTGATGCTGATGATCTGGCCGTTGTAGAAGCCATCCACGGCGCTGGCGCCCGCCGCCAGGGTGATGGTGCCAGCAGCGCCGGCCGCGGCGGTTCCCGTGAGCGGGGTGCCGGTGATGGTCTGGCTCATGCTGCACGCCCTGAGCAGATCCGCGTACTTGGGCGCGGTGCCGGCGGTGCCGCTGTTGGCCCACTCCACGGAGAATGTGATCCCCACCTGGGTGTTGCTCATCAGCTGCTCGTAGGCGCCGCGGAATGGCCGGATGATGCTCCGGCTCACCGTCTCACCCGCCAGCGGCGTCAGCTCCAGGTCGTCGTTGATCAGCAGGGCGTCGCCCCCGTTGGGCACGGGGTCCACGCCGTAGCTCGATCCCTCAGTCTTGACGAGGAGGATTCTTTGCTTTGACCGGAGAGGCATTGTCAGGGTCCGCGGTGGGCTTGGCTGCCTCAGCAGCAGCAGCAGCGGCAGCAGCCACCTCGGCGGCGGCGCTGCCCTTCACGTCGCCCGTTGCCGGGTCCACGATGAAGATCGAACAGGGCTGTTCCATGGCCGTCAGTCTAGGTAGGCGTATGGGCTGACCCTAGGGGCCCTCGATCGTCAGATCGTCCACCGCCGTCTGGTAGCTCACCCGGTAGGGGCACAGGGTCCACATGGCGGGTTTGTCGCCGGCCTCGAGCTCCCGCGTCACCGTCTCCGGCTGCAGGTCCACGATCGTGATGCTGGCCAGCTCGTCTCGGAAGCTCATCACCTTGGCGTGGATGTCGCGGCGGATCGGGTCCGCCAGCTGGTCGGGCACGTCGCCGCATGTGTAGATCCCGATCAGCACCTGGTCGGCCCAGAGCGTGCGGCAGGTGCTGATCTCCCGCGGCTGCTGGTCGCCCGGCTCCACCACCACCGACGGCGACTCGCGGCGCGCGAATCCATCAGCCCGGCTGCGATAGACGCCCACCACGCCGTCGATGGTGGCGATCTCGGCGGCCAGGGCCGCCAGGATCCGTTCGCTGAGTGTGTCTGCCATCAGGCCCCCCGTGGCCAGCGTTGCCCGTTGGCAGGGTACGGGCGCCCACCGCTACCCAATGGCAGCGGCTGCTCCCGGCGGGTCAGCCCTGAGCCGTCATAGTTGACGCCCTGCAGCGGCCGTCCAAGGATTGCCGCCGCGTTTAGATCGCCGAACCGAGCCGTCAGGCTTGCCAGCCCTGGAATCGTTGCCGTCGCCCGCTGCGTCAGCGTGGCTGCCTGGTTGAAGTTTGGCATTAGCCCACCGTCCTGGCCAGCCACATGATCGACGGGCCGATGCTTAGGTTGGCGTTGTTGCTGACGTGGAACACCTCCCACACGTTGGTGCCGGCCGCCAGTGTGAACGTATCCAGCGGCACCATGGTGTTGTTGGCGTAGTGCGGCGCTAGGGCGAAGTCGGCCGGCAACACTTCGTTGATGTAAAGCGACCAGGGCAGACCGCTGTAAATAGGTATGTCGTCCGTTGGGTAGGCGGGGTTGGACGAGTTTAGCCCGATAGGCATCCAAATCCCGCTTATCCCGTAGCCGGTAACGCTGTACATGTTGACAAAGTTCTGCCCATTATTGTTGGCGGTTCCTGGGAAAACAAACTGATGCGTTGCGTTCTGGGCGTCACCGGCCCAGACAGCGGCGTTCCCGCCAGGGACGCCACGCATGGACGCGCCGCCGATTAGGCTTCGCCGCATTACTCGGTCCATGTGCAAGAACTGCCCCAGTCCAATGTATCGCACGATGGTCTGTGATGCGATGGCGTGGAATCGCCCCCATGGGTGATAGAAGCCACGGTCTAGATCCAGCCACGCCGGGCGGCTTACATTTGCCGGCGGAATGTAGATGTTCTGGAACGTTGAGCCACTCCTAATCAGAATGACGCTAAACTTTGAGTCAACCTGGCTGGTGTAACGTATCAGGTCAAGTTGGATGGTCGATGTTAGCGTTATCAGCTGGAAGTGGTTAGTTGTAGCGTTAGTGGTGGTGGCCGTAAAGTCCACGCCTGCCGTTCCCGACGGCACATCACTGGCGGCGTTCCATCCAGAGCTCACATGCAGGAACACGCCCGCAGTAGTGAACATGAACCAGTAATAGGTTTTGCCGTATGTCTTGGTGCCGTCGTAGATCACCTCCAGCACCCGGTTTTCTATGCTGCCCGACAGGAACGAATCGAACCATTCCGTCATCCAGCCGGCGTCGATGAACGCCTGGCGGAACAAGGCCGCCGCCTGGGCCGCGGTCCAGGTCGGGGCCTGGGTGTAGGTCTGTTTGGTGACGGGCATTGCTCAGGCCTCCAGGTTCAGATAGGTGCAGGTCAGGGTGACGGTCCCGGTGGCGCCATCGTTGGTGATCCGCACCGGGTAGCTGGTGGTGGCCGGCGCCTCCCGGTTGGCGGCGATCGGCACCGGGTCGCACTGGATCACGGAAGCCGTCAGAAACACCGGGTCAGCGATCACGCCGGCGCCCTCCACCGGGGCGTCGATTCGCTGCCGGGCGGCGTCTGCCGTCCTGGCCGCGGCGTTGCTGTAGATCCGCGCCCAGCCGGCCCGGTTCAGCTCCAGCGCCAGCAGCAGGCACGATCGGGGCAGGGTGATGGCGCCCCCCGCGGTGGCGCCGTTGTTGATCGACAGCGACACCTGTGCAGAGCCGCGCGCCACCGGTGCCGGGGTGCCGCTCAGGTCGCCGTAGGCGCCGCTGGTGGCCACCGCCGCCAGATCGCCCGGCTGCACGGCGGAATCCGCCAGGGCGCCCTGCGCAGCAGTCGCCGCGCCAATGTCTCCAGGCGTCAGGGCATCCGATCCGCCGGTGGCGTGGGTGGTCTTGTGCGCCGTCGGCGTTCTGGCATTGCTCAGCCGGGCATCGTCGCCGGCCGCCACGGTGCCGGCCGTGGTGCCCACATTCAGGGCCGCGGCGCCGCCCAGGGCCGGCAGGTTGTCCAGGTCGCCGTAGTCGCCGCTGGTGGCCACCGGCGCCAGATCGGCCGGCTGCACCGCCGTGTCGGCCAGCGCGCCCTGCGCAGCCGTGGCGGCGTCCACGGTCTCGGGGCCCCGGTAGGGCAGGCTGTTCCACGGCGTCACGCCGTCGCCCACCTTCTGGCGGCCCGTGTCGGTCTCCAGGCCCTGCTCCCGGACCAGCAGCACCTCATTCGAGCTGGCCCACTCGGCGGCGGTCTTGCCTCGCTGCTGCCAGCGCGCCTTGATGGTGATGGTGGAGCTCATCAGGCGTTCCCGTCGATGATGTACTCGACCTCACCCTGGGCGTCCTGCCGCTCCAGCGGCACGGTGCCGGTGGTCTGGTCGCCTTGGATCAGGCCATCCTCGCGCGCCACGTAGTTGGTGCCGTTCACGATCACCACGGTGCCGCGGGGCACGGCGGCGAAGTCCTCGACGCTGTAGGTCAGCTCCCAGCCGGTGGCGATGGCTGCGCCGTCGATCACTCGCAGGGTGGGCGCCGCCAGCTGGCCCAGGCCCTCCTGCAATCCGATCTGCACGGTATCGCCCAGCCGCCTGAGAGCGGTGGCAGTCAGGCGGCGGGAGAATCGCTCGAAGTCCATGGCCGCCGTGAGCAATAGGGGCGGGCCCCAGCCGCAGCCAGGGCCCTGGTGGTGATGGTGATCAGACGGGGACCAGAAGCACGGTGCCGGTGGCGTCGCCGGTGGCGGCGGCGCCGATGCCGTAACCGATTTTCGTATTGCCGCTGGCCACGCCGGTGAGCAGCTTGGCGGAATCATCCCAGTAGACGGCTCCGCCGTCGGCCCAGTTGGTGCTCGCGCCGGTGGCCTTGGCGTGGGTGAACACGCCCTTGCGGATGATGTTTCCGCGCGCGCCGTTGTCGATCGCAGCGATGGCGAATCCGAAGATTCCGCCGACCTTGCAACCACCGCCGACGGGGACGGCGTAAGGCGCCGTCACCTCCAGGTGGTCGCCCTCTTGGACAAAGTTCCTCACGGTGTTACCTCAGGGGTTGGGTGGATGGGGCCGGCCGTTATCAGACGCCGGTGGAGCGGTAGAAGCCGCGGAAGTCAAGCATGGAGCAGCCGAAGTCCATCCTCACCAGCATCTGCACGCCATCGGGATCGCGCTCCTGGTTGATGGTGACATTGGGGCCCTCCTCCCCGTCCAGGTAGCCGAAGCGGATCATTTCGATTCGGCCCGGGTCGGCCGCCAAGTACCACATGGCCGCGGAATCGTCGGAAAGACGGTTATCCACGATCATCTGCAGGCGCCCGCGGAACGGGTTAGGGCCGGCATCACCCACGTTGGCCACCACCTGGGCGGCGTTGGGCTCCAGGAACGCCTCCGCCGTAGTCTCCAGCTCGCTGGGAACGATCAGGAACCGAGGGGCAAGGTTGAGGGAGTTGTTGGCGATGTCCTTCTGCTTGCGCATGGCCGCCCGGCCAGCCGCCACAGATCCCACGCCGATAGCGCCGCTGCCGGTGTTGTTGTGGCCTGCAACAAACAGGGCCTGGCCGTCGATCGCCACGTTGGCGCCGTTGGCGCCGGTGGTGAGCAGGGCCCAGACCAGGTTCGACTCGAGCAGGCGGCAGCCGCGGCCCAGCAGCTCCGGCCCACGGCTCAGCGCCGAAAGGTCGTCGTTGATGATGGCGCGGCGCGTCACCTGCAGTTTCTTGGCGTAGGTGGTCAGGTTCCACTGCCCCCGGCCCTCAACCATGGTGCCGGTCTTGTACTCGCCGCCCTCCAGCAGCGTCTCGGGAACCACCTGGCCTTGCAGCTGGAGCTCGTTGGCGCTCTTGAAGTCGGGCAGGTTGCGCTGACGCGCCAGGGGCCGCCACGATTGCGGCTCCTCGGCGTAGCCGGCCAGAAGGTTTTTGTTGGCCACGTCCGCGAACAGCAGCGGGAAGTCGCTGGTGCTGTGGAAGGCGCGGCTCACCAGCTCGGTGCGGCTCATCCCCAGGGTGTTGACGCCGTTGCGCTCGAGCATCATCCGGCCCATTTCGAGCAGGGTCAGCCCGCGATACTGGCGGCCCAGCTCGGTGGGCTCTTTGATCGCTCCGGTGCGGAACTGCAGGGCCTCGCCGAAGCCGCGCACCAGGTGCTCGCCGGCGTCGCGGGTCACTTCCACCCGGGCCGGCGAGCCGGCGGCGGGAACGGGGATGCTGTTGGCCATCTTGCTGATCAGGTCGCGCACGGCCTGGTCGTGAGCCAGGCCGCCGGCGATGTAGCCATCGGCGAGCTCGGGCATCTTGGCCGCTGCGCAGCTGCGCAGAATGTCGTTCTGGCGCTTCAGCTCCACGGGGCTGAGCTCGTCGCTCCGCTCGGCGGTGGCCGCAACGGGGGCGGGCTCGGCTGCAGGGGCCGGAGCTGCAGCAGGGGCCTGGGCCTCCAGCTGCTGGTCGCGCTGCTCGAGCGCCGCCGGATCACCTCCGGCCTTGTTCACGGTCATGGGTTCGGGGTGATCGAAGGAATCAGAGTCGGCACGCACCTGTGCGCCGGCGTCGGCGGGGATGCCCACCAGCGACAGCTCGAACGGTTCCCAGTCCACGGCGCGGAACGTCGGCAGCTCGCCCTCAAGGGCGGCGAACTGCTGCCAGCGGTGGACCTTGTAGCCCACCGACACGTTGCGGATGATGCCTGAGGCAACGTCCTGAACGATCGGGGCCACGTCCGCCCGCTCGCTGAATCGCACAATCGCCCGGCCTTGGCCGTCGGCGATCCATGCGCGCTCCACTACGCCGATCACGTTGGAAAGGTCGCGGCTCTGGTGGTTGTTCAGCAGGGGTGCCCCGCTGTTCAGCCTGTCCAGCCGCACGGCGCCTCCATCCAGTGAAAGCTCCTCGTGAAAGTCGCCATCGAACCAGGTGGAACGCTGCCTCTTTGCGCCAGTTGACCAGACCAGCTCGACGGTGCGGCTGCTCTCGTCATACGTGGACGGCTCGAAAGCCGCCCGGCGCATCATTTGATCGGGGGTGCGCTGTGCCATGGCCGCCAGTCTAAGGATCGGCAACCGTATGGCCCTCGATCACACCGCTGGCGCCGGCGCTGCTGCCTGCTGCCGCTGCGGATCGCGCCGTGGGTCGGTGTCCAGCACGATGCCGGCAGCATCCAGGGCCAGCATGTCGGCCGCAAACTCGGCCATCAGCTCCTCTGGGATGCAGCCCAGGCTCCGCTGCACTTCG